ATGTCTTTTAATTCTTGACTATTATCTTTCTCCTTAATTATAATTTTAGGACTTGGACAAACTTTATTATTACTTTTATAAATTATATTTGACATTCTAATCGTATGCATGTATGTAAATCCAACAAATATTAAAAGAATAATAACGAAGTATGATTTTGGTATACAAATTTTATCTGACATATAATTATTTTGAGAAAATATTTAAATATAAAATATTTAATAGTAATCTTATATAAAATCATCAAAATGCGATATTTTCTTATCAGTTATTTTATTTAGTATGATTTATAATTATCTTATCTTTTTTTACTAAAGGGTTTGATGTAATATTGTTCAATTGATTCAAAAAGTGATTCTTTTACATAAAAATTATTTTACTAAAATAAAAAGTATAATATCTGGATTATCTTTATTAATTTCAGGATAAATAAATCTAATCCTATTTTGTAATAAATAAGAACAAAGTCCTAATAAAATATCTAATTGAACTGAATCAGATATTGATAGTCTAGAATTAGTCAATTGTGTTTTAATAAATAAACTTTCTTGATCATATATAGAAACAATATTTTTATCAAGAGCATAAGTTAGTAAATGTCTGGATTCATAAGTAAATGATTTATTTAACATTGGAAATAACCATGACCACGCCCATATTCTATTTTTTAAATCATATATACCTAATATTTCATAATAAAAACTATTTTCACCATCAAAAAAAATCATATTTTTCCCTTGTTCTTCAGGTAATTCGAAGTCTGTGTGTCCGATATCTTTATTAATTACTGATGGTTTTATTCTTGTTACACTACTAGAATATAACAATTCTTTATATTTATCGTTTTGATTATCGTATAAATCTAATGATTTTTTAATAATTAACTCTAATTTATTATCCATATACTAATTTGAGAAAAAAATATTAATTAATTTCTAATATAAATTTATGGAACTTATTAATGACTTTTCCTCTTTTTAAAAAAATAATAATATTATGTCAACATATATTACAAAACTAACAACATCTTTCGCTGATGATATTATAATGCCAATTATTTATAGAGATGATGAGGATGACGGTAATATGGATATTAAAAGTTAATGGTATTAAAATTAAGGTCGGTAAATTTTTAGTAGTATTAATTAAAGTATAATTTTTGTGATTTTATTCTAATGTAAAAGATATTTGTTTTCAAAAAATTAGTTATAATGATATTCGAACAGTTGTTATCTTCTACTTAATCCTCAAAATATATTGGTCTGGTATATGACATTTTTGAAAGATACAAGTAATAACTAACATTGATATCATATTATTCCATTAACTTTATATAAAAAATAATTTAAATAGTCTATAATAAAATATTTAAAAAAAAGTATGTTATTACTATTAGATGAAAAGCAGTAAACCTGTATCTAAAAAAACATATTATTGTTCTAATTGCGGTAAATATGGTCATACTCTGAAAAAATGCAACGAATCAATCACTTCACTTGGAGTTATATGTACTAAATTTAATAATGTACCTATTAATGAGAATACTTTTAAAAAATTTTTGTCAAGTAGATATCTGGAAATAGACAATTACAATTTCTCACATATTGACAATATCAATAAGTTAGACTATTTCAAAAAAAATATAAAGTTTTTAATGATTCAAAGAAAACATAGTCTTTCATACATTGAGTTTATAAGAGGAAAATATAGTTTAAATAATCAAGAAAAAATAAGTAACTTATTCAAACATATGTCATTAACGGAAATAGAGAATATATCTACTTTAACTTTTGATTCCTTATGGACTTTATTATGGAACAAATCTTCAAATAACAAGTTATTTCAAAAGGAGTATAAATTGTCTAAAGATTTATTCGATAAATTGAAAGAATCTGGTGAAATCGAAAATCTTTCAAAAATTAAACCAATATATGATACACCAGAATGGGGATTTCCTAAAGGGCGAAGAAATTTATTTGAAAAAAATTTGGAGTGTGCTTTGAGAGAATTAGAAGAAGAAACAACTATTACTAACAAACAAATAGAAATATTAAATAAAATTAATTGTGTTACTGAACAATATATAGGTAGTAATAATATAGAATATAGACATATATATTATTTGGGTTATGTAAAAGAAAATGAAATTAGTGATGAATACCTTAATACTATTTCTAATTATGAGGTTGGAAAAATTGGGTGGTTTTCATGGGACGAAGCAACCGAATTAATAAGAGACTATTATCATGAAAAAATTAAGGTTATAAATATGGTATTTTTTCTATTTATTAACTTATATATTGAATACTTGTCAGATGACAGTTTTTACGAATATTCATAATATTTTGTTTATAAAAATATTGAATAATTTATTTAAAAGTAAGTTGTTTAAATATTATAGTTAATGGAAATAAATTATAAAACAATAATTCAATATTTGTCGTCTGGTGATTCAGAACAATCTACTAATGATAATTTTCCTACACGGAAAAATATAATGATATCATCTGATAATTTTCCAGAAAAGATTTTAAAGAATTTAACAATTAGTATAAAAAATAAATTTTATAGATATGGCGTTACAATATATAACAATGAACAAATAAATATATCATTTTTAACATCACTTTTAACACTATTAGATAAAAAATTTATTACATATGATAAAAAAGAAGAATTACTGGAAGTTAAAAAATTTATAACTGGAATCAGAGAAAAGGTAGTTGATAAAAAATTTAAATTTGAGTTAAAATATAAATTTGAAAATCATATTATTCTTGATAGAATAGAAAATTTAAATAGTGAAGACGGTATATTAATTCAGACTATTATTCAATTGTTAGATATAAATATTTTAATAATGGATTTTAACGATTCAAAAATAAATACATTATTTAATGGTGATTATTTCAATCCATGGAAAGTGACACTATTATTAGCTAAAAAAGATAAAAATTGGGAGCCATTATTTTGTGATAAAAAACAATTCAGTTATAATGATTCATTTCTGAAGAAAATTTTAATTAATGAAGAAATAATATATTACAATGAAAAATATTTAAATAAGTCATATTCTTTAATGGATAATATTAATGAAATATCTAATATAGATAAGGTTGAAGTTAAAGTAGTTGTATCAGATTCAGAAGAGGAAGTAGTTATATCAGATTCAGAAGATAAAAACTTGGAAACGTTTATTAATCCAATTGAAGATATTAAAAATATGAAGTTAACAAAAACCAAATTAAAAAATTTTAAAAAAGACCAAGTATATGAATTAATAAATATGTTAAATATACATATTAATAATGATGTTAACAAAACAGAAATGATAAAAAATCTATTACCATATATTTAATGTATTAGTTTAAAATAAAAAAAGATTTTATTTTAATATAATAATGAACAACCTATTAAAAATAATTTTAGATCAAAAAGAGTATTATATTAAAGTATTTGTTTTATTTATATTTTGGAAATTAATTAAAAAACATCCCAAATTTAAAGATTATAAACCTGAAACTGCTTTTTCGGTTTATCGTTCATTAATGTGTCTTTTCTTTATGTTATATGCTCTAGAAAATTTAATTAATAATTTTACTGATCTATTTAATGAACCATATACTAACAGAGAATGTTATTCAGATATTACATCATGGTTTATTGTTTATTTAATAATGGATATTTTTAAAATGGTTCTAGAAAAAAATACTAGAATTGATTTATACATCCATCATGTATGGTGTCTTTTTATATCTATTGTTTTCAAATATTTTGGTAAAGATTCTTCAATTCAAAATTTAATATTAATTAATGAAGCAATCTCAATAGTAAGTGGCTTAGATTTAATGGCAATGGAAGATAAAAATATGAAAGAATCATATTATTATAAATTATATAGAAAATATGTGATAAGATATATTAGATTACCAATATGGATAATTGGGTTATTATTTGTTATACGTCATACGCATAAAACTAATACATTTTTATGGTGGATATCGGTCTTTACTTCATTTATGATGATTGGAATGGATCATTATTGGGAAAACAAATGTGATAAAGTTATAAATAAATATTCTGAAAAATAATATTCTAAGTATAATTAATATGTCAGGACCAGATACATGGGGACCACATGGCTGGAAGTTTATACATTATATTACATTAGGATACCCACATAAACCAACTAACTCAGATAAAATTAAATATAAGAATTTTTTTTTATTATTAGCTAATGTTATTCCTTGTATATTATGTAGAAATAATTATAAAATCCATCTGAAAGATTACCCATTAAATAACCAAGTTTTAGAAAATAAACAAAGTTTAATGTCTTGGGGTATAAAAATGCATAATTTAGTTAACATTGAAAATAATAAAAAAGAAGTTTCAATAAAACAGGGTATCAAAATGATTAAAAACAATGAAGATACTTGTAAAATTGAAAATTTTGAATCATCAAGTAATAAAGTTACCAATATAATAAACTATTTACCAATAATTATATTTGGTATTATCTTAGTATATCAGCTTACAATTATATATTATAAAAATAAATAATTTATATGATAAAAATAACTATTTTTATCATTTAAAAGAGTATTATTAAATAAATAATATAAATGTCATCTCCTGATACTAATAAATTAAAAGTACCAGAACTTAAAGTTAAAATTTCTGAAGTTTCAGCTAAAATTTCCGAATTAGTAAAAGAAAATAAAACAGAAGTCGAAATTGAAAAACATTTTTTTGAAAACGATTCGGATTTTTATGAAAGATATCCTTATTTAATTAAAAAGTTAATTAAAGGAGGATCTTTAGAATTTTTAGATGTAATGATTCAAAATTTAGAAAAAATAGAAAATTCCGAACAAACTAAAGCTTCTGTCGAATTAAAACTCGGAGAAGAGTTAGCTCAAAAATATCTATATCCCAAAGTTAATCATTCTAAAGATTAAATTGATAATAAGTATTTAATAATTTAACGAGGTCCATTCATTATTCATGTATTGAGTCATAATAACTTGACCATTACCTATAGAAAATAATCTAATATCGCCGTTAAGAGCATTTATTGATTCCAGTGGTGAAACAGTATTGTTAGCATTTAATAAACCAGCAGTAATACCCTCGTCAAATTTGAGATTAACATCATCTGAATTTAATGCAGTACTAGATTCATAGTTACCAGACTTGGCAACAAATGTCGTTGAAGTACCATTAGTGACACACACCTTAAAGTGAGATCTGCAACAGAGTAATGTACCCGAACTTTCTTCATAAATATGACTTGTATCGGTAAAACGACCATCATCGTCGACCGGTTTAATAGTTCCATTTGGGTCAACACCTCCAGTTTCACCATAATGTTTTCTGGCATAACCTCTAGTAACAATTCTTTCACCAGATGCATCGTATACATATTTTTGGAATGGTTGAGGATATATTTTAGCAGTACCATTTGTTGTACCATCTTCTTTCATAGCAATTTTAGGATAAAAGGTTTGGTTCCAATCAACCATATTCTTATTGTATTTCATATCATTTTTACTGGCTAAAACATTACTTACAGCTACTACAGTAAATTGATAAGTTCTTCCAATTTGAGCTCCGGAATTAAGATCAATTTCGGCTGTGGCATAATAGTCGTTATCAGTGTCATTAGCTATATGTTTTCTATTTCTACAAATATTATCTGCTCTAATGATACGATGTTCACTGTTAGATACTTTTACTAGATTATTGTCTTCCATCATACACGAAATATCTAAACTCCCATTGTACTCTTCAATACGACTACCAAATGGTGGTTCTATCATACAACCATTTTTCAAAAGAGCAATTTCATTTTCTCCGCGTTCATCAATCTTATCGTGATATTCGATAAAGTAGTCAAGAATCACAGGGTCGCTTTGGTCACTTTCAGAATAGCAACCATATCTCAAAGAGTAATTGACATTACCATCTGGAGTTCCGTCATAAACACCTCTATTATAAACTGCATTTATATTATCCATACGACAATCGTGATGAATTACTCTTTGGACTGCAGTAGGTTGATTAGCCTCATCTGTCATTGAGGTAGTATAAAGTGGATGCCAAGAAGGAATCATGAAATCATTTGGTAAATCATTATTTGTTTCTAAACTGTCATCTTCAACCAAAGAATATTTATTTTGGAATTCTTTATGGTCAGCATATACATAAGCAATCGTTGCACCAATTTCATTAGTTTGAGTTGTAATTAATTCGTTGTCTAAAATGTCTTGATGTAATGGGTCAGCAGTACAGTAAGCTTGAGATTTGTCTGTTATCATGTATGGTTGTGGGCAGACTTTTGCCTTGTCGTAAGAATCAAGTACTTTAATAATAAATGGTTGTAAACAATTATCAGTTGGTTTTGGTGCTTTAACAAGATTGTCTTTAAAATCAGATGTTTTATATAAAGGTTGATATCCACCTTCACTTGGTAATCCACTTCCAGGTTGATCGAATCTTACATAAGCATCGCGTACTGTTACACCGTGTACCGTAGTTTTTTGGTTAAGTTGAGACATGGTAGCAGGAATGACACTTAAAGGCCCTTGATATAATCCAGTTTCAGGATCTTTAAAGTAGTATAATTTACCATTATGGATTTGATGGTATGGACCCTCAGTAGCAAATATATTATTATCCGCCTTTTTCACAAGATAAGTAGTGGTTTTCTTTTGATCATTTCCGATACGATTAGTCCAATTATCAGAATTAGTTTCACCAATACCACAAATGTAGTTAGTTACTTTTTCAACACATATCTCCTGATAGTTACTTAGACATACTTCCAAGGTTACTTTATAAACTCTTTTACGCTCATAATTGTAGTGATTATAAGGTGCTAAATGAGTAGATTCACTAGTAGCTGTTTCAGTTGTTTTATTAGCGTCAATATCCTTTAATCTAATTACTTGATTTGAGAAATCAGCATTTAATTTACCTTCAACAATCATTAGATCATTATCAAGTTCAAAAACTCTCCAAGTTATTTGAGGTTGATTGTGTAATATAGTAGATTCGCCTATATCTTCGTGTCTTAAATTTTCAGTGAAAGTGTGTAATGGAATATCTGGGTTATTACCCATAAGACCCTTAGCCTCAGCTAAAGTTCCTAATGTTTCGGTTACATTATAATACCATTTGCTGCTATCAGTGAGAAAGAATCCAGTAGCACCGGGTTGTACAGTAATTGTTACTAAACTTAATGTGTTTTCGACATCAGATTGGTCATTTCCTGTATATTTAGCCACTACAAAAAATTTGTAATCTTTCTTTTCATAAGCATCAAAATACTTGTTATCTTTGGGTGTAGAAGTTTCGAGATGATTCTTAT